ACACCCTAGAGTTCGTCGGCAGCGTCAGATGTGTATAAGAGACAGGATAAATAGTTATTTTTATAAATGAAAGATAAAGAAAACCTAAATAAATACTAATGAACAACGCCGCCAAGCTAGTTTTATAAAGTGTTTTATAGGCTCTTTAACTATGCTCTTATTTTATGATATTGAATAAAAAAAGTCAAGAGTTAACTACGAAAAATAATAAAAATACTTTACTAATACTTTGAGAGGAGTAAAAAATGACGGAAATTGCATTAGAAAAAATGAGAACAGCAGTGAATAAATACCGTAAAGAATCTGGTATTTCAATTAAAACATTAGCGTTTGCACTTGATGGAATCAGCGAACAACAATTGAGAAATGCACTCAATAAAACTGATGGTGGTCCTAAGGCTGTTGAAATGCTTGCAAAATTAATGGAAATTTATCCAATTAAATTTAAGTAAAGAAAGGAATAGACATGCCATACGCAAAAATAACATACTTACCTGTTGAAAATGCAGAAGACGCAGAATGGTGTGACAAAAAGCATCTTATGCAGAAGTGGGAAGGCTTAACTAAAGGCACATTAACAGCTTGGCTCACAGAAATGAGAGATCGACCTGAATTTAAAAAAGGCGTACTTAATCCTACTCACGGACTTGTCTTCATTAATAAAGAAGTATTTAAAGATTTTGTAGAGTGGAAAGAAGCAACTCGCTATAAAAGTTATAAAAAGTAGGAAGAAATATGCTTCTTGATACAGTTACTATTAAATCCACAATGACAACAAAAAAAGCCGGCCATCTCCCCAGATAAACGACTTTAAACTATAAGTAAGGCAAGCTCTAACAAAAGCTTTTCTTACTCTAATTATAACAAATTGGAGAATAAAAACAAAATGAATAATACAGCAAACAAAGAAACTTATATCTTAGATGACACCGTAGCTTTTGAACTCATGGACTTATTAAAAGCTAAAGCAAGACATTTTATCCAACTCAATGAGTATGTTTACCGCTTGTTTGACGGTCAAAGCGTAGTGACATTCACAACTTTAGAAAATGATATCCAAGTAGAAATGGTTATGGGGTAAGAAAATGGCAACAATAGACGAAAATTTGAATGTACGCACAGAAATCGAGCAAGCAGTCGCAAAACAATGCAATTATACAGAATTTAATCCATTGTTTAAGGATTTGTTTTTCTCTCTTAACTGGCTTGAAGAACGAGACGGTTTGAAATTAGAAAAACACAACATCTACCAAGCGTTAATGACCGCTTATAGCGTGGGATTTAACCGCGGTAAAAAAGCTCATAAACCTACAAAATGGCTTGAAAAAGAAAGCGAAGAATTTGAAGATTATTGGCAACTATATAACACTGTAAAAAATCAGGCAATGAAAGATATATCAGGCGGAAGCGCGGCAAGACAATGCCGTGAATTTAATTCACTCGTAGCTCGAAGAATGTACGAAGCAGGAATGGCAGAAGAAAAGAAAAATTGGACTTCTTGGGATAAGTAAGGGGTCAAGGCAAACTTTTATCAGAGGATTGAAAATGCAAAATATTATTAGAGCTTGCCCTTATGTGGCTGGTATTGATAGCGTAGGGTTGCGAAGTTTAAAAGCCTATCATACAGAACTTACAGACAAGCAGATTGAAAAATTAGACCCATTGAACGCAAATACAGGCACAGTTGATTATAGCTTTAAAGTTCGTAAATATAAGCACGGTGTCCGCTTTGAGGGCGAAAAAGAGGGCGGAGAAATCAGCTTATTTGAAGAGGAAGCGAAATGATTGAACATCACCAAGGCTATACGGCTTTAAAACGGTACGGACGGAATAGTTTTAGACCAGCAGGCAAACACCCGTTTAAGATGATTCACAATGCACGAGCAGTCAAATATGACTTGATACAGCAGTTCGAAGCAAGTACAGGTATTCTCTTATCTAGCGGAGTGAAAAGCAATTTATGCACGCAACCAGTACCGTTTTTAGGTAAGCAATTAGCTGTTATGAAAGTACAAATAAAGGAAAATAAACCATGAAAATTACGATTGATGTCCTTGAAAATGAAAGTAATAAGGACAATTTAGAGTATCTTATCAGCGATACAAGCAACGAAGCTATTACTGTTTTAATGTTTGCCTTGATTGGCGAAGCTAGACAGAGAGCAAGCTATGAGCAATTTTTAGAAACCATCACTAGAATTTGGGGGTATCTCAATGAAGATAACTGATTTACAGAAATTAGATCAAAACATTATTAAAATGCTGGCAGACCATAAGGGGATTGATAGAGCAATTAGAGGCGAAGTGTTGGCTCAATCCTTGAATATTGATTTGAGAACCCTACAAAGTCGTATTTCTAGCTTACAAAAGAAACGTTGTGCCATTGGTACGATTGACGGATTAGGCTATTTTATCCCAACTGATGAAGCTGAACGCACGGCAGGAATCACTAAAAAAGAAGAAATGGGCTTTTCGATTCATGATGCTGTTTCAGGCTACAGGCGTGCCGATTTGGAATGGCTTGATAAGATGATTGATTAGGAGACATTATGGAGTTTCTAACGATTCGTTTAAACAAAATAGTAGCTAAAAAACTAATGAAAGGGGCAGGAGAGACACTGATTTTGGAAAAAGAAGATTTCTATCAATATGTTTATCTTGTCCCCAATAATATGAGTTTTAGCGGTCATTTTGATTCAGTTATTGATATCAGCGTGAGCCAACATTGGGAGATTTTCAACTTTTTAACCTCAAAGTATCAAGAACTAGGCTATAAAAAAGTGCATTATAAACATCCAGCGCATCCATCAAATAAATTTATGAAGTTCCTTAATAAGCTGCAGCGTGACGAATCTGAAAAAGTCGCTACAGTTTATCGACAAAATGCCTTCGAGAAATTCAAAGATGAAATCGTGATGCTTCAGGGCTTCTTGAATAGTAAGAACATGATGAAGTTTATTATTTTAGGAAAGAAACACGGCTATAACTATAAATATCTCATGATGTGGGCTGTTTCAGAAATTGAAGCGACTTGTGACGGGACTCAGAAACAAGGCTTACTGGCTGATTTTATAGGTCTTGCGGATGAATATTTTGATGAAAAAGAAAGGGAGGTGTTGAGTGACTAGTGTAGATGATGATTTCCAAACGATGATTAACAGCTACGAGGAAGAAAAATCAAAAGCAGAGAGTAAGAAGTCAGAACAAAAACCACCTCAGAGCGATAAAATCGTTAAAGTTAAATTTGAAGCTGAAAATTTCGCCGTCAATCAGTATGGTAAACCAAAAGTAAATTCTTTAAAAAACATAAGAATCGCCATAGAAAATGACAACATTTTAAAAAATCAATTTGTGTTTAATTCTTTTACACAAGAAATAGAAATCAGAACCCCTTTCAAGTTGAAAGGAGTAGAGATTGAGAATGATGGGTTAAAAGAGGTTTATATTACGGCTATTCTTGAACATTTTGAAGAAAAGTATGATGTTTTATTTGATAGTCGGCTTTTAGTCAATGTGATTAATAAAATTGCTTACGAAAATAAATACAATCCTGTTCAAGATTTCATGGAAGACTGTTACAAAAATTGGGATAAGGTCAAACGTGCAAGAAGTCTATTTCCTGATTATTTGGGGGCGAAAGAAAGTGATTTAACCGAACGAATGACCAAACTGTTTTTTGTTGGGGCTGTCAGTAAGGTTTATCGTCCTCATGATAAGTTTGACTTTGTTTTGGATTTGGTAGGAGGCCAAGGTTCGGGAAAGACGACCTTTCTTACTAAGATGGGGCAAGGCTGGTACACAGATTCAATGAAAAATTTTGATGATAAAGATCAGTTAGTCATGATGTTACGTGCTTTGATTGTGAATGATGATGAAATGGCAATCAGTAACAAAATACCCTTTGCGGATTTAAAGAAGTTTATCACTCAAACCGTGCTTTCTTTCAGGGCGCCCTATGGCACAAAGGTAGAAAATTATGCCAAAAACTTTGTCATTGCTCGGACAACCAACCATGAAGAGTATCAGAAAGACAGAACCGGCGCAAGGAGGTTTCTTCCCGTTCATTGCTCAAAAGAGTTACAAAAATATCATCCTGTTTCTGATTTAGATGATGCCACCGTTCGTCAAGTTTGGGGTGAGATGGTTCACTACTACAAGGAAGGGTTCAGTTTTAAACTCTCAGAGGAAGAAGAAAAGCAACTCAATTTGGAGCGATCAGATTATGAATATTTTGATGAACAAGAAGAATTACTTGAGCAGTATCTTGAAATTCCGATTCCTACAGATTTCTATAAAGTACAAGGAAATAATACAAGAATGCACGAGCGGAGAGCCTATATTGGCTTTATTCTTCAATCTGGAGAAACCCCTAAACATGAGTTTAGAGGGGAAATCAAACCAAGAGAATTTGTGACGGCTACTTATTTCTATTGGGAAGCAATGGGGATTGAGACGGGTAAAGGAACTGCTAAGATAGTTTCTAAGTTCAAGAACTCAATGAATAATAAGAAAGAATGGCAAAAAACTACTCGAAGAGGTAAAAGGGGTTATGGCAGAAAATAGGGTGCATTTAGTAATGCACCCAAAAGTTAAATGCACCCCAAAAATAGGAGAAAAAAATGAGCATAATTAAATTACATGAACAAGAAGAAAATAATGAACCAAAAGAATTTAACACCACCATCAAACGTGTGTTAATGAACGCAAAAGAAGCGGTCTTTGAGCGTCAGGGAAGTATAGACGACTTAGCTGATACCCTAGCGGTTGAATTAGATGTTTTGGCTTACTTGCTAGGCATTCCTGAAATTGGCTTTAGTCCATCAACTGCTGATAAAGAGTTGGCACTCAAAGCACAGCTCCAAGACTTGCATGCACTCAATCATTCCATGTTTAAAGATGATATCCACGAAGTGCCACGGTTCACAGACGGTACAATCATCACAGCGAAAGACTTAGCAGATATGAACCTCAATGCTTTAGATAATATCGCAGAGTTAATCGGATTTGAATTAGACGAATAAGAAAGGAAAGATTATGAGAGCAAGGTCTCCAACAAAAGCGGTTGTTTTAACTCATTTATAAAAAGAGCAATTAACGCAATGAACAAAAGGAGTTACAGGTTTTATCTGTAGTTCCGATTATAATATATATTTACCATTAGAAAATAGAGGATAAAATGGCGAAAGATAAAATAAAAAACTTAGAAATCCCAGTCGCTGAAAACGAGAGGAATAAAGCAGTTGAAAATCTTCTCTCATTAAAAGAATACTTTGATAATCAACTTCAATCAGACCAAGAAACTCATCAAGCAATCGCGACATTAGGTGATAAGTTGGGCGTTCTGTGGAATGCCGACAAGTAATAAATGACGAAAAATGGAGAAATAACATGCAAGTAAAATATATTGAAGAAGCAAAAAACAAACTCGAAAAACAAGCTAAACCACTCACTCAAAAATTTGATAAAACGAATCAATTAATTTCTGAATTAAAAAACAAAATTGAAAAAATGGAAAATCAATCTCAAAATGATGATATTGATGAATCACTCAAAGCCTTATCTGAATTGAATAACGCTAAGCAATTACTAGAGACATTAGAAAAACGGCTGACGGAGGAACAGAAAGAGCTTGATGTTTTCTGGAGTTCTCAAGAAGTTGATGATACTATCGGAGAAGCATTAAGCCGAGCAGATAGTTTAAGTAACATTCAACAAGATTTATTAAAAATTACCTTATCTAAAGAAACGAAGAAAAAACTAAAGGAATATAACAAGGAAGTTGATGACCAACGTTATCGCCTTCAGGAATCAGGAAATTACTTACTAGAAAAATCAAATGTTTATTCTCGAAGCCCATTAAATAATTTAATTGGTCAAAAAAACGGAAGTCACAAAAATAACTGGTTCTTTGGAATTGTTAGAGTAATGGCAGATCAATATGAAAAAGAACTAATGGCATTTCTAAAATCTGAAAAAATCATGACTGATTTAGATTAGGGGATTAAATGACTAAAAAAACAGAAATTAATTTTGGTATTGATAGCAAACTAGAAATTAGAGACGCAAATAAAAAAGCAGGATTCATTGGGCAAATTGCAGGGTATGCCATTGTATTTAATAAGCCAAGTGTGCCTAATGCACCTTTTATTGAATATATCGCTCCGACGGCACTTGATAATGTCGATTTAAGCGATGTATTAGCTTTATACAATCATGATTACGCCAATGTGCTAGGCAGAGTTGATGCAGGAACTTTAAAGTTAAGCATTGATAAAGTCGGCTTGCGTTTTGTTTTGGATATGCCAGATACAACAGTTGGCCATGATGTCTATAACAACATAAAGGCTGGAAACCTTAAAGGCATGAGTTTCGGCTTTGTCGTGGCAGACGGTGGCGATTCATGGCAACAAGGAGCAAGTAAACCTATCCGAACAATCAACCAACTTCAAACATTAGGCGAAATAAGCGTAGTAAGTAAACCAGCTTATGATGATACTTCTATCAATGTCACTCGTTCTATCAAACAATTTGAAGACGAGCGTACACGAAAGTATAAAGAAAAAGTAAGAGCTTATCTTGACGGATTAAGTGATTAGATTATAATAAAAAAACCTAGTCTTTATTGGCTAGGTATTTATTGTTAATGTCAGAAAAAGCGAAAGTGACACCGTACTTCGGTAACATGTTACCGTTAGCGGTAACAACTTAAACCGCATGGTTAAGCTATTTGTAGAGTGTTGTTACCGTGTCACCGTACTTTTCCTACTTCGCTAGGAATTATATAGAAAAAGGAAAATATTATGAATGATAAAGAAATTGAAGAACTTGGAAAAGTTATTGACGAAGCAGAAAAGCAAGGACTGACAGACAAAGAAATCGCGTCAGGCTTAGTTGCCGGTGCTATATTAGGCGGATTTGAGGTAGTAAATAAATAATGTAACTGTAGTTCAGTAACACGTTACTGTTAGAAGTAACAGCTTTAACCTTATGGTTAAGCCGTTTGTAGAACTTTGTTACTATGTTACCGCAAAAACACCTACTCGCTAGGAATTTATAATATAGCATGAAAGGATATAAAATAGATGGTTAGATATTATTGGGGGAGACCTCAAGATGTTGTAAGGTGGTATCTTAGAGGAACGTTATACCTAAGCGCTCAAAGCAGAAAATCTTATATTGAAAAGATAGGAGCTGAACCAGGCAACTTACCAAGGCTTCTTAAATTATTAGATAATCTTGATGAGCTATTTGATTCAGTCGATACTGACAGCATAGCTGTATTATGCTTGAGGTATGTAGAGCTATTAAGTGTCGCAGAGACTACAAAACGTACAGGACTATTAGCTTATCAGATTACAGCTAAGACAGGTAAGATCATGAAGAAAGCTAAGGAAATTATATCTAAAGTATGATATAATGGTCTTATAAAAAAAAGACGCAGAAATGCGCATGGTATGATAATGCAGGAAAGTATCTCTAATTGTGGGGGTGCTTTTTTGTTTGGAGGATTGTATGATGAATGAGCTAGAGTTTAATATCAGATTATATCTCACAGGTACAATGAAGTCATGGACGGATAGGATAGACAGCTCAGACCAACTCACACCACAACGCTTTATATTCAAAGCAATGACAGAGGTGTTTGATTCATTGAGTGATGATGACCTAGAGTTAATCAGACTTAGATACATGGAACGCTTGACACTATCAGAAGTTGCAAGTCGTTATCTGTTACACGAACATACTATTAGAAACCACACGAACCCAACTATTAAGCAAGTGAAAAAGATTATAAAACAAGGTAATGAACTTTCAATAAAACAAAAAAGCCCGTGAATTTTCACGGACAAATATAAAGAAAAGTAGTAATAATTTACCTAACTCTATTATATCATTTTTTCTCTATAATTTTTAGATACCCCCCCGCCATTGCTTCAAGGAATACCGTATACCAATAGTTCCTCCCTGAGTAAAAAAGTGATTTTTGAAAACTTTTTTTCTGAAACGAAATCGCTCAACCGCAATGATAACTAGGATAATTGACCATCAAAAGTTGCACACCAAAAAGGAGGAAATAGGCTAAAAACTCTAAAAAAAGGCTAAAAAGGGGAAACTATTCATAGAAAACAACCAAAAAATCCCTTAACCATGCCATTTACCGATTGTACCCCCCCTATGCAAAAATTTTAAAAAATCACTTTTTTACTCAGGGAGCCACTATTGGTATACGGTATTCCTAAAACAAATAGGGGCGGGGGTATTCATTTTTTAATAATTTTTTTACGTTTTTATAAAAAAAGTTTTCAAAATTGGTCTGTGATGCAAGAAAACAGTATGTGTGTGCTCTCTTAAGTCTTATT